GCTTCTTCAAGCGATTCTTTCACCAGACCATCAATTTCTTCTCTCGCAACGGAGCGAAGTATTTCTTTGGTATTGGCATTTAAAGCTTCTTGGATAATTTTAACATCCAATAGAGCTTCTTCATAAATTGATTTTTTTTCTGCCATTTTTATTTGTTTTTTTTATTTTTTTTTAATTACTTATAATAAATAATTAAGTGAATACTATCCACTTACATAATAAATATATCTTTATTCATGAAAAATCATTTTTATCGAAATTTTTTTTAAATTATACCCAATAAAAAATTATCTAAACTCTCGTTTAAATTTGGTTTTTTAATTTCGACGTTTTCAACATAAGGCTTGGCTTGTTCTTTATCTTTAAACATCCATGAACCAGGAGTACTTGGTGCAGTAACAACATCCCAACAAATCAATTCAAAATCATCTTGTACAATGAGGTCACCTTTGATTTCTTTAAGAGAACCAACACCTCTAGAAGATACACCAATCATGATATTATTTCTTAATAAATTAGCAACTTCGTCACCTTTTGTTGAAACAATTCCGTAATCAATATATCCCCTTGTTGTGAGAATTTCCATTTTACCCATAAGAGTATGGCCTTCCCACCAAGTTTGGATGATATTGTGTGATACTCTATCACCAGCAATTACACTTGATTCTGGGTGGTCTAATTCACCTATAGCTCTTCTTTCTCTAATGGCTTGTTGGTATATCTCATTTTGTGTTTTTAATATTTGTTCTGGGTATATTCTACCATTTCTATTTTTAACACCATATTTTTGGAGGACAACATATACGATTAAACTTTCTGGGTTTTCACGACCCATTTCAAGTTTTTTAAATTCTCTGATAAGAGGTTGATTTTTTGGGTCAATTGGTGAAATATAACCAGCGTCACTTTCAATTAAGTACCCCGTACCAACTTCACCAGCTTTTAAAAGTTTTAAATCCATATTGTTTTTATTATTATAAATATGTCATTAAATAAAAAAAACCCCAATATTAAATTGGGGTTTGTTCGAATAACATGGTCTAAAATGTTAAACGGCTAGTTCCTAAGGTAGCACTAGTTATTTTTTCTTTTTATAGAAATTAAAATATTTGCTAGTTTCAAAAGCGTTATTGATGATGTCATCGATAATGCTATTAACAACTGGTTTTAAACTTTCAGAGTTTGCTGGTATTTCGTATTTCATATACAACGTTATCTCACAACCAACAAAGCTTCTTTTACCATATTTGATACCAGACTCCCTGATATCGAAATCAATTATTGTTCGGTCTTTTAAAAAAGGTGTTGTTATATTTTCATCTAAAAAATTATATATAACTTGCCTAATTTTTTTGTCTGAATCCCTAATTATTCGCTTATAATTTAAATCACCTTCATTCTGGGGTTCAGCCCATGCTGATATGTTAACATATAAAGCTTTGGGGTTTTTGTTGTTTACGCTACCGTAAACGACGTTATAATTCTTGTAAGTTTGAAGTTTTAATTCTTTTCCTTTTTTCATATTGTACCTGGTTTTTTACAAGTATAATAAAAAAAAATTAATGTGTCAAGTACTCTTATTTGTTTTTCAAGAATAATACCAATATACCAAAAGCTATTTCAATAAATGTAATAATTGCAACCGTTGCAACCCATTTATTTTTTTGATTGTATAGCTCATCTTTGGCTTCTTTCATTTGAACAGGAGACCAAACATCGTTGACCTTTTCAATCCATGCTTTTTGGTCAAAAACGATTTTTTCGGTATTTTTAAAATCTGATAGAGAATTATTCATTTCTTTAAATCTAGAATCAATATCTTCTCTCATTCTTTCGTAGTTATCGTTAAGTCTTTCTAATTCTCTTAAGACTAGTTTGCTATAATCACCCCATGTGTTGTTTTCAGTGGACATTTTGATTATGGTATTTTAAATTTATTTAAAATTATTTTTAATTTAGAACACATTATTTCGTAACACTTTAGTTTATCGTTGGTGTTATCTTCATCAACAATTACATCTTCAGAAACCTCAACAATATTAGCTATTTCATTTACAGCATCTTTATACAGCACATTATCATTTGTTTCTTCGTTATCAACACTACATAATTTATCTGACAATTCTTTTAGTTTTATCAGATTTTCACTTTTTGCATACGTTGTAGAAACCATAGTTTTTTTTATTAATTTTTTAAATTATTTTTTAACTCCATTAATTTAAAAATTTTACCCAAATAATCTATTTCTTTTGTATCTTCTTTGTCCTCCTGTAACTTGCTTTTAACCTTTGTTAACTTTTCTTTGTATTCATCTTGGCTTTCTTTCAATAAACCATCAACTAAATCAATACACTCATCAAGAGTTTTCATATAAAAATTCTTTTTGTTTTCGACATTATTGTCGATTAAAATTTTTAATGTTTCTTTATCTGACTCTTCTAACGTACTGTATTTTTTATTGTATTTATCAACCATTAAATTAGTTAATACACCTACTGGTAATTCAATGCTTTCAGTTACGGCTTTTGCTTTGTTTGTTGTAATATGATTTGTAAGATTTTTAATTTCCGCCATCACATTATCAATATTCTTAGGCGTTTTTTTAATAAAAATTAAATTAGATATTGATTCATGCAATTTTGATAAATCATAATCTTCATTAAGTTTATTAACATCAGACTTTAAAATATTTTTTAATTTTATGTTTTCTTTTAATATGTCCGATTGTTCATACTTCTCCATTAACTTAATATTTTCAGAAACAAAAATATTAGCTGAAAAAGAATCGCCATCAATCTTATTCTCAATATTACTATAAACCAAAAATTGTGTTTTTAAAATTTCACTTTCTTTGATTGCTTTAACGTATTTTTTAAATAATTTTTTTGTTGTATCGTCTTTTTTAACAATACCCTCAATCAATAAATTATTAAAAACATTCTTTATTTTACCGAAATTTTGCATCGTGTTCTTTTTACTAATATAAATATCTTTATTTAATTGAAAATTTTAAATTAATCATTAAGCATATTATCAATATCTTTAATCATATCATTCACGCCCTCATTTATCTTTAGATTTTTATCGTAAATTTTTACCTTTTCAATTGTTTTTGGTTCATTTTTAACCATGCTAATTAATTTATCTACAAATAATCCCTGATATCTTTCTGACCTCTCATTTAACTTTTTAGCCAAAATATTTTTTTGCTCAACCAATAGCTTTTCAACTCTTCTGATATTTTCAGCTGTTGTTTCTGGGGTTTCAGCAGCAGTTTCTGCAGCACCAGCAACTTCACCAGCTGCGGCAGCTTCACCACCCGCTTCAGTACTAGCTGCGGCAGCTTCACCTTCAGCACCAGCTTCAGCACCCTCAGCGCCACCTTCCTCACCACCTTCACCACCAAAGTCTAAATCCTCACCAGTTGTTCCGCCACCACCAAATCCACCACCTAAGCCTCCAGCTGGAGCACCACCACCAGCAGCACCTTCGGCACCACCTTCAGCACCACCAGCTCCACCGCCTTGCATTGCGGCATCAATATCGCCATATATTCTATCTACCTTATCAAACATACCAGTATGCTTGATAACTTGTGCTGTATTTGCAATTTCAGCAGCTGCTGCTTTTTCCATTCTTTGTTCAAGAAGGTCTTGCTTAATATCATCATCTGACCAACCAAGTATTTCTCTCTTGGCTCTTGTCATTGACATAGCACCAAATCCATTTCCTGAATCAGAAACAGCGTCTTTATACAACGTAACCTTTAATTGAGTATGCTCAACCTTAAGCATTTCAGCTTGTGTTGATGGATTATTTAATGTTAATGTAAAATTATCTAAATCATCTTCAAAACCCAATAAATACAAATGAATTATAACAATTTTGTTTAATTCCTGCAACATCCCCTGTTGTATTCTATTTATTGTTCTTGAAAAACGAATATCCTGAAGTGCAAGATTTTTACCTTCACCTGTGGCCTCTTCAAAACCCAAGAAAGGTTTTGGAACTCTTAACGCTGTGAATAATTTCTTTTGAAGATATTCAATGTCAGCTATTTGGTCAAGATTTGCAGCACCTGGGAGGGTATCAATTGGATTGGGTGCGTCTTCGCTTCTTACTGGAATAAAATAATCTTGGTCATTTGATAACTGATTGTATCTTAAATCAATTTGACCAGTTTGCGGGTCCACCATAGGTGTTCTTTTAAACCTATTGGCGATTTCGTTTACATATGATTCGACATCTTTATCATCAATATTACCAACATAAATTTTATATATTCTTCTTTCTGGTGCTCTGGTTACACGATACACCAACATAGCATCTTCTGATAGCAATAGCTGCTTCCAGATTCTTCTAGCTTTCTCTAATACACTTGTACCATAAGGTAATCTTCTATCGTCACCTAAAAGCCTAAAATGCGCCATCTGCCAAGAATTAAACTCAACATCACGGCCTCTCCAGTAAAATTTAACTTTATCGGTTTTATATTCCGAATCGGGTTGTTGTGTTAGGATATCAAACAATCCACCATCCCTTCTTTCCATTTCATAGTTTGGCATTTGCTTAGCTCCAATGATACCATTTGTATCAGAAATATTAAGATAAACAAAATTATCACCATACTTACATGTATTTCTAGTCCACATGGGTAGTGACGTATGAATATCCAATCTATTAAATAATAAATCTTCAATTATACCCTTAACTCTTTTGCTATCAGAATACACGTTAACCATTCTACCGTTATTATTAAGAGTAGTTGATTCTTCCATCATTATATCCAAAGCTGCAGCAATTTCAGGGTAAAATTCCATCGCCTCAAAATCAGAATACGAACCAATTCTAGTTGTTTCATAATTTACAGCTTGTTGAAATAATCCATGCTCAACTTTTTTCCAAACTTGACCTAAATATTTGCTTTGTTGCGCTTGAAGTCTAGCAGCTTCATACTCTTGTTTATCTTGTGTTTTTAATAAAACATCCTTACCTAAAGTATATCTTTGTGGCTGTGTTTCTTTCGTTTTAAATCCATCGGGTCCTAAAATCTGACCTAATTTCTGAAATACTGTTAAATTTTGCTTTGCCATATTTTTTTATTAAATTATAATGCTTTTATACGAAAAATAAAGGTTATTTAACATAACCACACTCAACGTATGCTAATCTTTTTTCTTTATTATTAACAACAACTGAACCATAAACATACGTACAACTCCAATCCTCACCCTGAGAACCAGGTGTAGCCGTACATTTTTTAGTATAATCAGGATTTTTTAAATTATTTTTCTTGATGTCAGTTTGTGGACACCATGTATATAATTTAGGTCCGTATGTTTTTAATGTATAACAACCTCTTCTTTCTGTACTTAAACCCATTGTTTTAAATTTATTTTGTGCCACTAAACAACCACATATATTGTCCAGTTGGGTCTTGCATATTTTTTGCCACAATTGGACTAAAATTTGGTTTTTTAGCAGCTTGCTTATGTCTATTTTCTTTAGAAACAAATCCTCCCGTGTCTTCAGCGGTAACTTGTCCAGTATTACTAATCCAACTACTCAACATAGCTTTTGTTTGTTTTTCCAGTTTTTCTAAATTTTTGAAAGAATGCTCAAGAACCCACAAACACATTGCCATTGACATAATTAAATCATCATGATA